TTTTATGCTTTTTATTGGCGAACTCTGCTTCAGCAAATGTGAGCTGTGTCATGGTGAACTCCTTGTGCGTCACTATTGGATATAGTCGCACAAAATCTCGATTAATTCAGACTAGCCCTAGATTTTCTGAAACACCAACCATAGTTGGCCCCGTCTCCCGCCTAATCTGTCCAAAAAAATGACTTTTGCGATAAGGCGTATCCAGTTTATATTTGACCAAATTCGCATTCAGCTCATTACTGACCTGCTGCAGGTAGTCCACATTCGCATTTCTAAAGATTTGATGTAACTGCGGCACCGTGATTTGGCCTGACACAGTCTGACCACTGCCGCCGTTCGGTGCACTTTGATGATTTGGTTCATCGGTTTGGCTTGCATCATGATGGTCAACAGGAGAATGAGGGCCGGATGCAGACGTTGGGCTGCCAGGTACACGATGCGAGTGAAGATTATCTTTGTCAGGCTGGTCCACAACTCTTCTCGACTCATTCTGATTTGCTTCCACACCACCATTCTTAGAGGTAAAGCGTCCACTCTTCGGATCATGGTTCGGATTACCGCCGCCATTGTTCGCATCATCCTGCCCCATCTGCGGCGCAGGCAGCGCCCCATCCAGCCCCTGATAGCCCGAGTTCGGATCACCCACCAGCCGCAAGCGTTCCTCACTTGCCGAGATCACCCCGCCATGGATCAGCACCTGCGCCGTATCCGCATCACTCTTACGCACCCGTGCCAATGCCTCGCCATCCAGCGCATACAGCGCATACAGCGCATACAGCGGCTCATAGTCAAAGGTAATGTTGCTGTCGATCTCACCAAACAGATCCAGTTGGATCACCTTTTAATCTTAGACAACCCAATCGTTCCATCCTTGCGTGCAATCGTTACCCTAAAGCCAAGAACAGCAAGGGTGCAATAAGCCAAAGCGCATTGCACCCTTGCTGATGACACCCAATCACAAAAAAGCCCCGCATTGCGCGAGGCTTTCAACACAAACAGACTACCGGAATCTAAACATGCTAAAAGGGAAACTCTTTGTCATTTATATATAATTTTCCAGATTCAACAATACTCAAGATTGGCTTACCATCTATATAGTTGATTGAGCCAATCAAACAAGCCTGCCCACGATACAAATACTCTCCACCAACAAAACAAGGTGCTGTATCCAACAGTCGATCAATTAATGATTTGTCAACAATACTCAGTTTGCAAGTCAGCGCACCATCTTTCATTTCAATGGTAGCCTGTTCAAAATTTGCCAAAAGTATACCCTCTAGCAGCACTTTCCTTTCAGCCAAATCGAGCGTTGAATCAGCCAACATCTGACACGTTATTGTTAGTATATTCATTGCTTTGACTCCTTGATAATAATTGCTTGCCTGAGAAACCTTTTACTAAATGCATCAACAGTCTCGAAATACTGTATCCCCCAAGGATCACGAACTGCAACCACAGGAACACCATGTCTCGTAGTAATGCCATCAACAACAATAGCGTGCCCACTTCCTCCTTGTTTTACTGCCACAATCACCGGATTTCCATTTGCCGTTGCAGCCGCCAAATCGCCCATCGTAACTCCATACTTCCAACTTGCATCAACCCCATTGTCTTTCAACAAATTAGCAACCTTATCCATCCTCATCCCATCTTTGCTAACGTTTGCTTGTTGGAGTAAGGTAGACATGTCAACAGGTCTTCCCATTGTATCAAGAGCCATTCCACAGGAATAAACTGCACATGTCGGAGTATTACCCTGATTAAGTAATAATCGCGTGCCATCTCGCTTCATTTGGCCTGCTGCATTGAATGGGTTTTTTGAACCCAGTTCAAATGGGTTACGTCTAGACAAAAACTTACCCGCAGCACCAGCGACCCGACCCACTGGAATCAATCCCGCTAGAGACAGTGCCAGATCTACATTCCGGTCATGACGCGCCGCCTCACGGAAGAATGCTGGTGCATCATCATCTCTGAGACGTGAGTCAATATGACTCTTGACGTACCAATCCACCGGAGACATCACGCCCTGATATTTCTCAGCCTCCTGATGAAGCTTGCCCTGTATATCAGTCATGCTATCCAGCACACCCTGAGTCAAATCCACAAAGCCCGGATGCGCGGACTTGCTATCCGTCAGCGCCTTGTACATCTGCTGACGGGTCTCCGGACTTGCAGCCGGACCCGTCGCATCCAGCATGGATCTAAAGGCCCAGATCGGTGCGTTGTTTGGATTCCAGCCCACCAGACCCGGCATTTGCCCATAAAAAAGCCTCGCATCCCGCGAGGCTCTCTACATCAGCATACCGTCAGTCTGCATAGTGCCACTCCTATAGTAACTATTCTGCATTGCCATACCACTCACTCTTCAAGTACATAAGAAATGAATCTGCCATCATTTCCCTCTAAATGAAGTCTCCTACAAACAGGGCATCGATAAACTGTCGTGCTGGCACCGTCTATCTTATTAAAGAAATCCTCTGTGGACATAGGCATTCCATCCCCTAAAGAAGCTCCAATCTCATCGATCTTTTCTTCAGGAATCAACAAAAACTCATCATCAGACCAACCATTTGATAGATTTATGGTGTGGCCACAGTTACACAAAAACTTCGGCATAAATTTCTCCTTATGCTATTTACGATTAAACCTACTTATGTTACCCGAGGAATCCTGAAAGAAAACCACATTAATTCTTCGAGTCGTTGGTTTCCCAAAAACACGATTTGCAATTTCTAGTATTTTATCAGTGGTCAAATCCGCCTGAACAATAACACCATTAGCCTGATCCCGCTTTTTCTCAATCATTCGTATGATTGAATCAGTTTCAGTCAACTTTTTGGGCGTATAGACATCAACCATTCCAACAGAATGTATAGCTAAATCAGCTGTTCTAACTTTCTGTATCCCAAGAGATGAGGCTGTTGGAAGATACTCGACTTGATAGCCAACATCCGCCAACCCCTTACCTGCCCTAAGTTCATTTTCATCGGGTTCTGCGCCTAATCGTATTTTTACGCTGCCTGTATTCTTCTTTGACTCATAGCGAATTTCGGAATGAATAGCAGCGCGTCTCACACCAACCGTAGGGGGTGGCTGTACACTATCCTTAGGCGTCGTAGTTGCTTGAGCCTTCTCTTCCTGAGTGGCTGGCGGGCTGCTTTTATTCGATTGTAGTTTTTTTCCAATCACCACACCTGTTGCAATTGTTGCGGCCCTTTTTGATCCATTTGTTTGATCTGGATCAGGCTCACCCTGCTGTCCCCCTGACGCTCCGCCGGCTTGCGGGGCTGGATGCTGGCTATCCTTAGGCTTTTCGCCATTGGCTGCACCATGGCCAAATGACTCATGTTCCGTCGCTTTCTTCCCCGCAACCCCAATACCTGTAGCACCCGCAATACGAATCAACATACGACGACCATTGATGGTGACCCAGCGTAAGCCTGCGGCGAGAAGCTCTTCCGCACTGAGTCCAAATAGCCCCTCTGCCGCGATTTCAGCACCAGCAATGACCACTGGCAGAAAGTCTTCAGCAATTGGCAGCGCCCCATCCAGCCCCTGATAGCCCGAGTTCGGATCACCCACCAGACGCAAGCGCTCCTCACCCGCCGAAATCACCCCGCCATGGATCAGCACCTGCGCCGTATCCGCATCACTCTTGCGTACCCGTGCCAGTGCCTCACCATCCAGCTCATACAACGGCTCATAGTCAAAGGTGATGTTGCTGTCGATCTCACCAAACAGATCGAGCTGGATCACCTTGAGGATGATCTCCAGAGGATCGGTGAATAAGGCCTCCTGCATCGCATGCACATAGTCATAGAAAACACGGATTTCACTGTCGGATGAACTATTCAATCCACTCGGCGTAATGCCTAAGAGCTTGATCAAGGGAATATGACACGGCGCCGCCATCTGCTCCTGTGCCTGCGCTTGCAGCTTGTCGAGACCGGATAAGGGTGTGTTGTGCTGAAAGAACTCCTCGGTATCGTGATTGAGGATCATCAGGCCACGATTGTCGCGGGTCTTGTTAAAGAGTTCGGCACGACGAATCAGATCATCGCCATTCCCGCCTGCGAGGGTCGCTTGCAGATCGGTCTTGATCCCCGTGATCGAGAAACTATGCACGAGGTCACTGATCGACTCACTGGTGCGCAGGAAGCGCTCGACATAAGGCATGAGCAGCTGCGACATGCTGATGCCACCGAAGTTAAAGGCAGGCTTGAGGACATCTGGCAGCGGATGCGAGATCAGGGTCAAGAGCCGGTCGCTATGCACCTGCTTGCCCATCACAAACCAGGATCGCGGGTGAAAGAACCATTTGTCGGTCGGATCAATCGCGTTGTATTCGACCGGCGAAGTCCAGATGGCTTCGACGTTCTTAAAGCCTTTGAGACTGCCTTTTTGAATGGATGCGGGATCGATGAGCAGCGGCAGGTCTTGTTTGTTTTCCTGCCCTTTGATGTCGATAAAGATCTGCGCCCGACCAAAGAAGCCATCCTGCTCGGCGGCCTTACGCATCAGGTCTTGCACCCGATGCTTGATCAGGGCCTGCTCGATGGCCGTGACTTTCGTGCGATCAGTCTGACCGGTGGTCTTGATTTTGATCCACTTACGCGTCATCTCGACGGCGAGCGTGGTGGTGGGTGCGCGATACTCCGAGCGTGTCGCCATCTCGGACAAGGTGCCATAGCCGATAAAGCTATTCATCTCGGCATAAAAACTATTGGCGTAGTCATAGCAGCGATTATTCGCCGCATCGAGGGCAAGGCCGAGACTCGACTTGGCAAAGCCAGCCGGGATCACGCCCACAGGCAGTTCGGGCGCGTAGAAACGTGCGTCCAGAGCCTGCGCTGCTACGCCATCGACGGCACGTAGGCTGATATGGGGTGAAGTTCGGATGGACTCTTCGTCCGAAGCAGGCTTGAGGTCATGCTTCTTACGGACATGGTTGTCACGCCCGAGTAATTTACTCAGGAATTTGTTTAAGATCGTCATAAGCATTCCGGTAGGCCGTAAGGCCCAAGGTTTAAGACAATAAAAAAACCGCCACAAAGGGCGGTGTAGATGAATCAAGTGAGGCGGTACGATCAGGACACAGAAGGCACAAAAAAAGCCCGACACTTTCGCATCGGGCTCACATCAGGCCTTAGGCCTCACTCTTCAATACCACCATATTTTCACAGCTTGTGGCCGGCCTCAAGCTGTTTTTGCATCACTAAAATACAGTGCAACGGTCGCAACTCGAAAGCGCTTCGGATCCATTTCCTCGCAGTGAATAGTTACAACCATAGCGACTTCTCAGAAAATGACACGATATGCGACGCTTTCAACCCAAAATGACAGCTTATGTGTCGTCAAGCCATGTCATCATGTGTCGCTGATGGCACCAAGTCTCTGATTTATAACGGCCGAAAATGACAACTTATGTGTCGTCCGACGTTGAGGGACACATAAGTTGGCCCGCGGGACTCTTGATTTGTCATTTGAAGGACAGTAATTGTCATTCAAGACAAGACCTAACAAAAGAGGCGTCATTAAGACGCCTCTTTTGTTATTTATAACAAGCACTAAGTGACAACTCTTTCTATCAAGCTGGTCCCATTGAACTTCGCCTCTTAATGCCTAGCTTTTACTGTTTGCTCATTAAACAACCTGACCTCAAGCATCAAATTGCCTAAAATTACAACAGTCAGAACCCCTTTTGCTCAATTTTCGCACCGCCGATTCAATTTCTGAATAAAGCACATGCTTTCGAGATGCTAATTCTAGGGCTAGTCTGAATTAATCGAGATTTTGTGCGACTATATCCAATAGTGACGCACAAGGAGTTCACCATGACACAGCTCACATTTGCTGAAGCAGAGTTCGCCAATAAAAAGCATAAAA